GCCTTGACCAACGGAACTGCCGTAAGGCCCTAAAGCCGCTGGAACACCATACCTGCGCCAGAGCACTCCACTGCCATCAATTTGCAAGTTGACGATCTCTCCGTTCTGTCCTACACACAAGCATGAACTGTTGTAGGAGACAGAACCAATACCTGAGGTCACATACGTTCCATTAGGAAGATTCCTAGAAAGAAACCTAGTACCGCTGTTATTCATGAAACTGTATACGGAACCATAGGGGGACATCACCATGTTCTCCCCGAAGTTGTTGGTATTGAAGTTCGCCATGCTTGAGGTGGAATAGGCATAGAGACTGTTGTTGGTCGTGTTGCGTGCGAACCAAGAAATGTAGCCCTGACCAGCGCCATAGTAATATGCTTTTATAGCAACGTCGCCTGACGCATCGGACGCGACTCTGATATTTTGTACGCCGCCAGTAATGGATTGGGTGGCAGTTGTTTGATAAACGGCAGAATCATTAAATAACGAAGCCCATATGTTGCTGCTGCCATCAAATGTGGCTAGAACGAAAAAATCGTTTCCAAACGGAGCAATATCGTGTCCCGGTGCGCTGTCCTGAGATCCGGGGCCGCTAATTGGATTACCCCCAATATTGGTTTGTGTAGCAGTGGCTAGCAAGTCATATGTGCTTGAGTACACCGCGAAACTTATTGAATTGTTGGCAGACGGAACCCAAGAAACGACCAACTTGCCGTTTCCGAGGCAAGTGCATCGCACAAGAGCCAATGCGCCGCTTGCGGTAACTGTTGTAGTAGAAACAGTTGAACCATTAGGGTTAAAAACGGTGAATCTCACGGCACCTGACTGAGTTCCATAAGCGATCACGAATTGACCATTGTTCATGTCGGTCATTGATTGAGTTCTAACGGACTCATTGATCGCCAAAAATGGCGTGAGAGCAAAATCCGTCCCCGAAGAGGCGTTAATCGTTCTCGTCAGTGTTTGCGTGTTCGCAGCAAAAAATGCTGCGGAATTCGGCGTAGAGTTAGATCTCGCATAACCACTAACCGGTGCAGGAAGCTGACTCACCGTGGCCGTGGAGGAAAACCTTTTACGAATTCCAGATGCAGTCAGGTTTGTTTTGTTGATCTGGATGTAAGGCAGACTGTGGTATGAATACGATGTGGTGCTATAGGAGTTATCCACAATCGTCAAAAATGTGGCTCCTTCAATAATTGTTGTGTTTTGATTCCGACCCGCCTGCGTAGTTGGACAGTAGCATGGCAACCCGAGCAAATCAACGGCAGCGGTTTGCCCGAATGAAGCATTCCGCTGGCTCAGTCCCATGACTCCGGTGCTGGTATTAGGGGCCGTCATAATAAAACCGCCGCCGGACAAAGCTTTGGCGTTCAATGTTTGAGCATAACTATTGGTTATCGTAGTCGCGCCTGAAATTGCGCCCGTGGACTGGTCGTAGGTTTTGGCAAAGCCAAAAAACACAGAAGTCGAATTTTCAACGTACAGGATTACGGCTATCCCGGTGCTCAGTGTAATAAATTCAAAACCGGTTTGGTTATACCAATCGCTGTCTACTGCGAGGTAGTTTGCAACAATAGCACCCGTATTGCTGAATCTTGTTACTCTAAGAGAGGTGCTAGCCGAGGGATACAGTGCAGCATAAGAGTTGTCGCTGAATGTGGTGAGCACCACTGTACTGCCAGCACTCCATCCAGAGGCAGTCACAAAAGTATTACCAACACCCACGCTGGAATACGTTCTGAATCCATAAGTCCCACCGCCTGTGTGAAGACCAATCGCATAACCCCCACCAGACAGCGGCTTGATGTCGAAAGAATCGAAATTCGTAGCGAAACTTGAGTCTGAGGAAACGGCTGTAACTACTGTACCAGCGTTGGAATACACACCGTGAAAAAGGTTGCCGCCGTTTTGTTTGAAAGCAACGGCGAAGCCGCCCCCTATTAAGGCAGCGACACCAATGCAGCCCATACCTTGCACGTTAACACCGAGTGACGTGCGATCTACGACGATCCCGCCATCTTGGTTGATGATTTTGAAGCAACCAAGGCCACCTGATGGGCCGTGCTCACCATAGACCACCACAATATTACCGTTTGTGAGCAACGCAGCGCTTGGTGCTCGGTTATTGGTTGAACCGGTTTGTGCGTTGGGGTTGTAGTTCGCGTAATTCACGGTCGTGTTAAACGCCATCTGGTTTTGGTTAACCGTAACGTTAATCGGGAAATTCGCGCTCGTAACAGCATTTCCCGGAATCGGGCCGAAGTTGCTGTCGCGGAAATACACCAAATCGCCCGACTGGAAGCCAGCCGCAGACGAAACGGACGAATAGGCGGGGGTCAGCGTTGTATTGGGAACGGGAGGAGTGATGCGAGACATAGTATTACCCTTCGAAGCCGTAGGCGCTCACGGAGCAGTTGGAGGTGGAGCAGTTGACGACGACACGCTTTGCAGCTTCAGCCACAAGGCCCCCTCGTTCAAGAACCCCGCCCGGAGGTAGGACGGTCTGGAACTCGATGAATTCGCTGGCCGTAGGTGGTACGGACGCCGCCAGAGCGATGTTCACCGCAGCGGAACTCGAGCCGGTGTTGACCACCGAGATGTTGAATGTAGCAAACGTGGCCGTGGGAACGACGTACACGGTCGTGTTCGTGTTCGCTGTAGGGTTGGCTTGTCCGAGAATTCCAGTTGGCATATTCTTTCCTTAGAACTGGGCGCAAAAATAAACGAAGGATTTCGACACTGCTGGCACTTGGTCTTGCCATACTGGAGCCGTTCCTGCGCCTTGACTGGTGAGCACCTGACCAGCGTTGCCGACCGGCAGAAAGTCGGTGTTGCCCGGTGCAGTTTGGTACAGGATCTGGTTCGCCGTTCCACCCGCAACGTCAACTGCAGTGCCTGCAGTCGTAGCAGACCCAGCAGAGCCAGCGGTGGTGGCGAAGTTGACCGAGAGTCCGCTTGGATTCGTCCACGTTGGAGCGCCAGTACCTCCAGAGGTGAGCAGGAATCCGGCAGTGCCCGTAGGTGTGAACGCAGTGTCGCCCGGTGCAATTTGGTAGGGCACAGAACCGGCAGTGCCACCGGCCAAGTCAATCGCGGATGTCGCAGCAGGTGCCGCCGCCCACACAAAAGCGCTTCCGTTCCAACTCAGCACAAAGCCCGGAGTAGTCGGAGCCACAACGAACGCCGTGGAGTCCGGTGCATTTTGGAAAACAATCTGGTTGGCAGTTCCACCCAAAATGTCAGAAGTCTCGCCCGAGGCGTCTGCGTAGCCCACAGACACGCTGGCAGGGTCAACGTACTGAGGAGCAGTTGTGCCAGCTGTCAAGATCCAGTTGGTCGTGCCCAGCGTCAGGTATGCCGTGTTGCCTGTAGTCGCTTGGTACACCACGGTGCCGGTGCCGCCACCGGGCAGGTTACCTGTTGCAGATGATGCGTCGGCCAACAAGGCAACCAAGTTGGTTGCGCTGTTCTTGTAGTACAGCTTGCCATCCGCGACGTTAACGGCCAATTCACCAAAGGCGAGGTTTCCCGCCGACGGTGTGGTTAACGCCGTAGTGCTGTGGTAAAGCCGAATTGGTGTGAAGCCTGCCTGTGCCATTGTGTTCCCTCCAGCCCCTTACGGGACAGACCCGTCAACATATCCACCATACGGCAAAGTGGGGCCATTTAAGTCGTCCAATGATACATCAGGACGTGGATATTGCAACGTGATCTTCTCCGTCTTCCGAGCAGGCAAACGGTACGGATCTTTGTCGTCGGCGCACCCTTGTTGGCACACTTTGAGGCCGGGTGAGTTGGGGTCCGGCCTCGCCTCAATGATGGCGCGTTTCATCTTGCAGCGATCACAAACAAAAATCGCTATCGATGCGTTGCCTTCGGTGTTGAGAAAACGTGGCATGGCTTACCTTGTGTACGGCAAAATGTTAGGAGCAAAGTAAATTGGCGACTTGTCACGCTCTTCTTGCTCGGCCATGATGAAGTACTTCTCGGCTTGGCCTTCAAGGTATGTGATGCGGTCAAGCTGCACACCCGGCAACTCAAGGCTCATCTGGTGAGCCAGCATGCTCTGGATGGCCAGCATCCAGCGGTCCGGGATGGCCAGCTGACCGCCCAATGCACCCACGTCTTCAATCTGCGCTGAGTACCACACCGTCATTTGGTAGAACGCATCTTGCGGTGTCGGCCACAAGGTGATCGTCGCCTGTGGAATCGTGCGGTTCAGCCAGAACTGGAAGGGCTGGTTGGCCGTGAAGTTCTTGTTGGGCAGGTTCGTGTAGTCGTCACGGTTCAAACGAGCCATTGTGATCTCGGTCGAGTTCACGCCGAGATACCACTCACGCAAAGCCAGTGTGGTGCCGCCAGAAGCCACGACACGGTAGAACTGCACGTTGGCACCGGGGTCGATGTCTTGCCAAATCCACTGGCCATCAGTCACGGCCACGCTGGTGCCGGTGTACAAAGTCTTCCACAGCACGCCATCAGACGACGACTGGAACGAATAATTCCATGTGGCCGAGCCACCACCAGCCACATACGGCATGATGCCGATGGAGCCGATGTATTGGGGCTGGTTGACCCCGTAATTGACCGAAATGTTGCCGTTGGCAGTGCCTTGCTGGCAGAACGTCGCGACATCGTTGTCAGCCACGTTGGCCACAACACCACCAGCCGACGATGTGTAGGTGCCCACAGGGCGCGTCATCCAGCGATACAGGGCGTTTAAAACGTCATTCCCACCCACGGGTAGCATGTACTCGTATTGGTTCGGCTGGAGGCCGTATACCTGCTTCTTGATGGCGAAATACTGGATGCCTTGGTTGATCAGGTTGCTCAGGACGAAAAACAACGACTGCTTGGCGCTGATCACCTGCTCCGACGTCAACTCCTCGGCCAGCTTCCCGCACCGACGTGCGCCGTTGTCAATCAGGTTCTGGACCGTGATGACTGTTTGACCGACTGTGCCGCTGTATGCCATGTTATTTCCTTACCATCCGGGGCAGTTCCAACGCTGCATTGAAGCACGCGCCCTGCTGCCCTTTTCACTCTTCTCTGCCACAGGCCCCATTCTCGCGCAAAACGAGTCTCTACGGGCACCGCCCTGAGGTTGTGGAGCCTTTAGGTTGGACCCGGTCTCGCGGTTGTACTTGGCCCGACCCTTTGCAGTCAAACCAGCACCCTGTTTTGCAG